ATTTTAGGGGTTGCCCCCTCTCCCCCTAAGCGTTGGTTTTCAAAATTTTTTCGCTATGCGAAGTTATATTAGAAGTGGGCGGACTGGTAATCAAGATGTTATATAATTATATATCATTTTTGTGTGTAAATTATAAACTCTTGTTGTGCTTAAATTATAAAGTCAAGCTAAAACTTGACAAAGTTATAACTTGACTAATGAGCCGAATACAAGTCAAAATCGGCTCAATGTGACTTATATGGGATAAATGCATATCAAAAAGTGCATTTTATGACACATTATGCAAAAAACCCCTCAACGTAGAAACGTAAGGGGGTAGTAATGTCTGTCTTCGTGTATGAGATACAAAGGTATAAAAAAAATTAATTTAAAAAACATTTTTTTAATTAAATTAATTAAATTAACTTTGTTCTAAAATCAAACAAAATGGCAAGACACGTTAATCCAGATTCGGTTTCAAGTAAAGTTGCCGTTCTTGATGTTAATGAGGTTGTTGAATTTAGCAATCCATATACTTCAATAGCGGTAATGATTTCAAACTTGAAGAAAAAAGAAAATCATAAAGACAAGATTTTCAAAATCAAAGTTGCTGATAACACAACACAAGTAACAAGAATTAGATAGGGTTTCAACTAAATCAATCCCCCAATTGGTACGCAATTTCTACACTTAAGTTCTTTTATAAAAAAGAAAGACAGTTAATGACGAGGTTGCTACCAATTTTTTAAAACACAAATGCTATGCATATACAAGTAATTAATTATCAAAAAACATTTAATCTAGGAAATTATTCTTCAGAACGTATCGGTGTTGAAATTGCAATAAATGCAGGAGAAGATGCAAAAGAAGCTTTGGAAACAGCTAAACAATTGGTTGAAGAATTTCACAAAGAAAGCCCAAAGCCGCAGCCACAAGAGGTTTACGAAGAACCTGTAATACAAATTATTAAAACACAGCCACCCAAAACTGTTGCAGAAAAAACAAAAGTATTTATTGATGCTTGTAAAACAGTATCAGAATTAAAAGCTTGGGAATTAATGTGCAATAATAAACCAGAGCTTGAAGAATATTACGACAAAAAATTAAAATCATTATTAAAAAAATAATATGGAATTTTTTAACACACTAATCCATTGCAGTAGCATTGGCAAATTGCTTACAGAACCACAACTTAAAGCAGACAAAGAAGCAGGAGAACTTTCTAAAACAGCAAAGACTCATTTAGTTGAAACATATGCTTATATGAAATATGGATTTAAAAAAGAAATTGATAATAAATATACAGACAAAGGGAATACTGTAGAACCTGAAGCAATTGATATGTTATCACTTACAATGAAAACGCCATTTGAAAAAAACACTAAAACATTTAGCAATGATTTTTTTGTAGGAACTCCGGATGTTATTGGTGAAACAATTGTATTTGATACAAAGTCAAGCTGGGATTGGGTTACATTTCTTTCAAAAATTCCAGACAAATTAGATAGCGATTATGAAGCACAAGTAAATGGGTATATGGATTTGTTAGAATTAGAAAAAGCTTGTGTCGCATATTGCTTAGTTGATACACCAGAACATCTTAGACAATCAGCAAAATATGCTTTGCTAAGAAAAATGAATGTTATTAGCGATGAATCACCAGAATTTGTAAAAGAATGGAATGAAAAAGAAGCCAATATGATATTTTCTAATGCGCCATTAGAAGAAAGAATTCTTTTATTCCCAGTTTACAGAAATCAAGAACTAATTGACAAAGCAAAAACAAAAGTTCTAAAAGCTAGAACATTTTTACAAGAATTAGAATATAAGCATTTAAACTTTAATAAATAAATGAAAGGCGCAAATATCATTAGTGCTATCCAACACTTAAAAATGGCAAAAGAACATTACGAAGATTTTATCAGAGAATTCCCAGAATCAAGCGGGGCAAGATTGTTTTCAAGCCATATAAACAAGATTAATTGGATATTTAAGGATACTATAACACACCCACACGTATCACAAGCGGTCAGAGATGGCATTAAAAAAGAGATTTTAAGCGATGTCTTTGCAGTACCCGCCATAAACGATAAAGTAGCCCTATTGACCCCAGAACAAAGGGAAATGATAGAAGAAACAATAGACGCCATGCTTGCAGGAGAAGAAATAAAAATTGTAGATATAAGCGAGGATAATTCAAAAAATCCTTAATTTTATGGTATGGCAATACCTTTACCATTTAATTTACCAAAAGGCAGCATATTAAGCGGCGGAATGGATACTAGATATGAACCTAGTCCGTATGAATTAGATATGCTTAATAAACAAGACCCTCAAATTAATATTCCTACAAAAGCAGATAGTCTTGCTTTATATAATAATTCTAAAAAAGTTATGGATTATTATATAAAAAAAAAATACAATAATGATGATAATGTAATTTTAAAAAATAGGAACTCAAAATATTTTTATAATAATTTAGATTCATTAAATAAAGAATGGATAAAAAACAATTTTTCTGGAAGTGGAACAACTATACCATTAGATGATAAAGCTCAAAATATAAAAAATTTACCAGAAGATACATATAGAAAAATTGTAGATAAAAATAAATTTTTTCAAAGAGAATCAGCTCATGGAATATTAGATACTAGAGCGCCAATGCAATTATATGATAGAAGAATCGCTCCTACTCAACGTTCTCTTTTTAGTAATCAAAACCGAAAAGATGCATTAGTAGATGATTTTGTTGAAATTAACACATATGACCCTGTATTGATAAAACCAGTAAGTATGCTTACTCCAGAGGAAAAAGCGCTTAGATTGAAAAGATATGGTAAAAATAGTGGTATAAAAGAAGAAGAAGAAACAATTGCGCAACCTACGCAAAAAAATGAAAATACTATTGAAAAAGAATTAAATACCGAAGAACAAGCAATCCCATATAATTATGATGATGAAGATGCTGAAAGAATATTTGCTCCAGTACCTTCAGGAGGAGGAGGAGCATTTGTAGGTATAAAAAAGAAAGATGGCACAATACAATATGTTAAACCAGAAGATTATAAAAGAATGGGAGTTCCTAATTATGGCAAAGAATATATACAAAATGCTATTGGAGCAGCTTTGGCAAACATATTAGGTCAAAAAAGAATAAAATGAAACAAAAATTAAACAAATTAGGCGTAGCTAATAGCCTTTGGAATAACATAAGAGCAAAATCAGGTTCAGGTAAAAAGCCAACACCAGAAATGCTTGAGCAAGAAAAGAAAATTAAAGCGAAAGAGAAGAAATGATACACAAAACACCAGCATGGACTCGTTCAGAAGGTAAAAATCCAAAAGGAGGATTAAATACCAAAGGCAGAGCATCGTATAATTCAGAAACAGGTGGTCATTTAAAATCTCCAGTTAAGTCAGGAGTAAATCCTCGCAGAGTTTCTTTTGCAGCTAGATTTGCAGGAATGAAAGGTGATATGAAAAAACCAAATGGAGAACCTACTAGAAAAGCATTGGCTTTAAAAGCATGGGGATTTAGCTCAACCGCACAAGCAAGAGCATTTGCCAATAGACATAAAAAAAAATAAATATGAAAAAGTTAGATAACAAAAAGAAAAAAGCTGTCATGAGCAAAATGAAGCTTAAAGAACCCAAGCCGAAGCAAGAACATAAACAAAGTAAAGAAGTGGTTAACATGGCTTTTACTCAACCTCCAATGAGGACTCAAAAATAACAGCTACCCCCGGGTTTTTTATAGTTCCCACCTCCCTTAAAAAAGGAGGTTTTTTTGTTTATGATGTAAAATGATGTAAATTGCATCAAAATACATCAAAATGACAAAAAGAACAACCATTACATTACAACAAGAAACCTACGAAAAACTTGCAAAATTAGCAGAAAGAAAAAAGTGGTCTTTAACCAAAACAGTTGAATTTATTTTGTTAAAATCTATAAAAGAACGTAGTGCAAAAACAGAAAATAATTCTTAATATAACACCTCAAACTCACGTAAGAGCAACACAAGGTGACTCAATTTTCTTTAGAATTCCACGAGAAAAATTACGACCCGCAGGATTAAAAAGGTTATTACGCTTAGAACGTTATAACAAATATAAAGTTGATTTACTAGCAGAAGCTAAGGCAAAACAATTCATCTTGCCTCCAATTGGAGCATCAATTACATTCTTTATTCCAGTTCCTCCATCATGGTCTAAGAAAAAAAAGAAGTTACATCATGGCAGATTCCACCAATCAAAACCTGACATAGATAACCTTACCAAAGCTACCTTAGATTCCCTAATGGCAGAAGACAAACAGATAGCACATTTGGAAGTTCAAAAAAGATGGGTTGACTTTGAATCAGGATGGATAGAAATTTCCCTGAAAGACTACGAAGAAGTTCTCACACTCCCGTCCCACAAATAAGCTTTCGCCAAAGAATCTGCGTCTATGAGTATTATATACACACAGGCTATTTAACATAATATTTATTATAAGATTAAATTTAATTAAATCATTCAAACAATCCTAAAATTTTAATTAATTAAAATTT